GTCGTAACCCCGAGGACGTCGTCGTCGGTGTACGACCGAACGCGGTACGTGACCGTCACGCCTACCGGAAACTCGTAGTCGTCCACGAGTCGTTCCAGCTCGCAGCCGGTCGTCACACCAACGTCGGTCGCACCGCGAACGGTCGTGTACGTGACGCCGTCGGTCGACCGCTCGACCACGGCGTGGTCGATCACCTGGGTTCGTAGGTTGTCCCACGAGAACATCACGGGCTTGTTGCTGGTGCTGGTCGACACCAGTGAGCGTACCGCGATGTTGCTGCCGGTCGTCAGCGACGTGTCCGTTGCCGTGAGGTTCCACGTGGTCGGTTCGGTCCCAGACGTGAGCCAGATCTTAGCCTTGATCGTCGAGCCCTGCACCGAGAACCGTACCGTGAAGAACGTGTTAGCGGCGTGGGTCAAGGTGGTAGCTGTGTTCGACGTGAGCGCCGTCTGGACGTTCGCGACGCGCTTACGAAGATCTAGGTTGATCGTCTGGTTGGTGTTAATGATGACGCGAAGCGCGTAGAAGTTCTGAACGTCTAGGTAGCGTCCGGTGATCTCGACCAGCTGCGTGGCCCCGACGGCGAGCTTGTTCGACGCGAACGACACCGTGTAGTCGCAGTTGGTGCTGCTCACGCTGATGGACGACGTGTAGAACGTGTTGTCGACGTCGGCCGTGTGGCGTCCGGTACCGGACGTGACGCCGTAGTTGCCGGTAGGTGCGACTACGGTCCAGGCCTGACCTGTGTCGGCAGAGCCCCACGTGCCGGTCACCGATCGCGTGAACGTGTCGATGATCCCGGTCACGCACAGCGAGTCCGCGTCGACGCGGACCCGCGACAGCTCACTGTCGTACGTCAACGAGCAGGCCACGTCGTCTCCTAGATGCTGTCGCGGAAGTAGCAGCCGATGACCTGAAGCGCCGCGTTGCCGCCACCGGTCGAGCTCGTCATCTTAACCTCGATCTTAAGCCAGTCCTGACCTATAAAAGCACGAATGTCGAATGGTCCGCGTCGCGCCGAGACGACGGCGGTCTCGGTCCACTCGCCGACGACGTTGCCGCCCAGCTGAAGCTGGTACATCGTCGTGCTGCCGCCGGTGTCGGGCCCCCACGTTCCGTCGATCTCGACGTAGGGGAAGCTGACTTTGATCCGACCCTCCCAGCTCGCCAGTGTTCCGTTTGCCACGTTCCAGTAGCCGACCGTACCGACCGCACGCAGTGCTTTGAACTGCGGGTAGAGTCTTATCGGGAACTGTGGGTTAACTAGGCCGGTACTCTGGTCGACGACGCGACCGAGAACGAAGTACTGCGTGCGAACCTTCAGCAGCTCAACGACGCTGCCGGGACTCAAGCTGACCGATCCGGCGGACGTGAGCACGGGTAGGTTGTTCAGCACCACACCTTGAACGCGGATCGTGTTCGTCGATGTGGTGCTGTTCCACGTTAGTACCTCACCGACGTGGGTACCTAGCGTGGGCGTCTTGGTTGCCGCCGCGTAGGACCGGGCGAGCGTGAGGCCGAGGTCGGGCACGTTCACACCTCCTAGAGGCTGTCGCGGAAGTAGCAGCCGAGCGGCTGGATCGCCTTCTCACCCGTACCGGTGCTGACCGTAATGGCGAGTTCGATCTTAAGCCAGTCCTGGCCCATGAACGCGCGAATGTCGAACGGTCCGCGTCGCACGACGTTCAGCGTCGTCTCGGTCCACGCACCGACCGTGGTACCACCGAGCTTAATCTCGTACGTGGTCGAGCCGGCACCGCTGAGGTTGCCCCAGACGCCGTCCACCTCAATGTACGGAAAGCTTACCTTGATCCTACCCTCCCAGGTGGCAAGAATACCGGTGTTGACGCGGTACTGGCCGACGCTGCCGGCCACGCCGTTTGAGATGAATATCGGGTAGAGGATGATCGGGAACTGCGGGTTGACGAGACCCGTGCTCTGGTCGACGATCCTACCTAGGATGAAGTACTGCGTGCGGACCTTGAGCAGTCCCACCGTGACGCCGGGTTCGAGACCAACCGAGCCGGCCGACGTCAAGACGGGTAGGTTGTTGAGGACGACGCCCTGGACGCGAACCGTGTTCGTCGCGGTCGTGCTGTTCCAGGTAATGATCTCACCAGTGTGAAAGTCGAGGGTCGACGTGCCGGTGGCGGACTCGTACGACTGCGCCAGTACCGTGCCGAGGTCGGTGGGAGCGGTCACGACTACCTCCGACCGCCGACGTTGGTGGTGACCAGCCGCTGAAGCTGCCGGTCGCGCTCGTTCATCTCGACGCGAACCATGCCCCTGAACTCCTGGCCGTCGATGTACACCTTGACCGTAGGGTTGACGGCGACCTGGTTGTTCACGGCTACCGCTCCGGTATCTGCCGCGCTGGTCGTGCTCCTCCTCGTGTCGGCCGTGCTACCGCGCGTCATCATGTCGAGTTCGCCGACGTCGCGGGACATGCTCTCGGACTCGTCGGCGGAGAACACGCGCGCCGACCGGCCGAACCGAACCAGCTCGGGACCCTTCTCACCGACCCACGTCCACTCACCTGGTGCCACCGGACCACCGGCGGCGTGCCCTCCGATGAAGCCCAGCGTGATGTCGCGGATCCGGTTCGCGGCCGCCTGCGCCGCCGCTACCGCGCTGTTCACGTTGAGGATCAGGTTCGTCGTGATGCTGTCTGGGATCAACCCCAGCTGCACCGCGTACGCCCTCGCCGCCTCGCGCGACGAGAAGAACGGCTGAAGCATGTCCAGCAGCTCGGTCTGCATCTGCTGCGTGACGGCGACGATCGTCTCCGACGACGCGTGCTGCGCCTGCAGGTCCTGGACGCGCTTCGCACCGGCGGTGACCAGCTGCGTGATCGTCGCGAGGTTGTCGCGACCCGCCTGCGAGTGAATGTCAAGAGTCTTCGTGCCGGTGTCCAGCTCGATGCGCGTTCGCTCGAGCTGGTTGAAGTAGCCGATCTCAGAGTTGAGCGACTCGACCTGCTGCTGCTGCGCGCGCTGCTGGACCGCGAGCAGCTGGTTGTACGCGTCGGTCGTTCCGGCGATGATCGCCTGCCACGCGGTCATCGGGTTGATCGCACCGAACGCCGCCTGGGCCTCGCGGTTCGTCGCCTCAGTGTCGGCGTCGCGCCCGCCTGTCAACTGGTTGATTATCGCTAGCAGCTGTCGCGCGGCCTCCACCTGGCCGTCACTCGACGAACCGGCGACGGCGGCGGTCTCGTCCAGGGCGGCGTTCTGCTGTGTGCTCTTGTCGATGATTCCCTGGAGGTGATCACGAAGCTTATCCAGCGAGGTACCCTGGTCGAGGTACGCGCTCGTGACGTCGCTCAGCGAGATACCCAGCTGCTTAGCTAGGTTAAGCGCGCCCTGCTCCTCCAGCTGCTGCGACGCCTTCAGTCGAACGTTCTCGTTGATGACGCCGTTCTGCTCGCGAATGACGTCGTTTAGCTGCGCGGCGGCGCTCTTCAGCTCGGCCTGCTTCTGCGCCGCGCCGTCGGTCGTGGACAGGAACAGGCCGAGCACGGTCAGGCCGATGCCCAGCGCGATGCCCCGCGGACCGCCGAGAAATCCCGAGAGTCCGGTCGCCGCCCCCTGCGTCTTGGTAAAGCTCTTAGCGAGCTTCTCGACGCCTCCCGAGAAGAGACCGATCAGGGCCTCAGCGCCGCGCACGATGTTGATGAGTCCCGTGATCGCGACGACGACGACGCCGATGACCACGGCGAACTTCAGGACGTCGGGGCTGAGGACGAGGAAGATCGCCGACAGAATGTTCAGGATGGGCAGTAGGATGTTACCGATCGCCGTCGCCACCTCGGCGATGACGGGACCGAGCTTGCCGGCGATGATGCCGACGAGGGTGGCGAACTGGCCGACGAGCTGACCGATCAGCGGGAGTACCGGTGTGATTCCCCTGATGAACAGCGCGAACCCGGCAGCGAACACCTCAATTCCCGGTGCGGCGTCGTCGAGCGCGTCACCGAGCGCGGAGAAGAACTGCGCGACCGCCGGCCCCACCGACTTAGCGAAGCTCTCCAGTACCGGAAAGACGTGGTTGAACAGTAGGTCCGCGAGCGCGACTAGGACCGGTGCCAGCGACTCAGCCGCGCTGCGCGCGTCGTCGAGGAACGACTTGATCTGGTTCTGCCCGCGCGCCGAGTTGACGAACTCGTCGATCTTGTCGGTGAGGTTCTCGAGCGTGTCCAGCAGGCCGTTACCCGACTCCTTCGCGGCGTTGAGGACGCCGCGAATCGTGCTTCCGACGTTGCCGAGAATCCTAAAGATCTGCTCGAGCGCCTGGATACCGAACTGGAAGAACGCCTGCAGCTGTCCGGTCGAGCGCATCACCTCGATCCACTCGCTGAACCGCGTGACGACGCGCGTAACCTCGTCGGCGATCAGCGGTAGGAACCGCGAGCCGACCGTGACGATGTCCCGGAACGCGGTAGCCGCCGGGATGAGCGCCGCGCGTAGGCTGCTGAACCCCAGCTCGACGTTGCCGGTGACCTCGTCTACGTCGCTGAGCGTCGCACCGGTCTGAACGAAGTTAGCGAGGTCCTTGGCCCCGAGGTTGATGACGGACGCCAGGTTGGTGAAGTGGGTAGTCGCGCGCGGTAGGAACGTCGTGACTAGGCTGCGGGCGACGTCGTCAAGTCCCGAGAACAGCTGATCCTGAACCGCGTCGCGGAACCCAAAGATCTCGGTGCGAAACTCGTTCAGGACGCCGAGGGTATCCTGTGCGTTCTGCGAGAGTAACTTAAGCTTAGTGGCGAACTTCTCTGGGTCGCGAAACTTCTCGAGCGCGTCGCTGACGCCGTCGAGGCCGATCGTCAGCGCGCCCATGACGGACGCCGCCGCGACTCCCGCGGCGGGCAGCACACCTAAGGCACCGGACAGCGTGAGAGCCGCACCGGCAGCCGAGGTGATCCCACCGACGACCGCCTGGCTGCCCAGCGCCAACAGCGACGTCTTGGTCAGGCGAATGCCGGGTACGATGCCGGTAGCGATCCGACCGATGTTCTCGAAGCCACGTGCGACCGGCGTCAGCTCGCGGTCGATCTGCCGCAGCTCGCGGCTAGACTGCCGCAGGTCCTGCCGCAGCTGCTTGGCGAAGTTCTGGATCTTAGGCAGAACTTCGACGTAGACGGTCGCGATGACCCCACCGGGCGCGGTCACTGTAGACTCACTACTCCCATCGCGTGGAGGAACGTCTGCGACGCGTCCTCGTCACCTCGCCACCACGAGGGGACGCTGTCCACCCGCTGCCTCCGACGATACGCGCCGCCCGGGAGTTGCCAGGAACCTACCTTGAGCTGGTTGTCCAGCTCGCGACGCGGACGTTGTGGGTTCTTCTGGTCGTGCTCGAGTCTCCTCGTCATCTCGTAGTACACAAGGTTGAGAAACCGGTCGAAGCGAAGCTTGCCTACGTCGACGCCGCGTCCGATGTAGTACCCGTCGAGCTCGTGCCAGCGCCCTGGCTCTCGGACCCAGTTGACGATGCTGCGTCCGACTCGGTAGGGCGGAGCCCGTACTCCTCGAACAGCCACTGTGTGATCTTAATGATCTTCTGGTGACCGATGGGGTTCCGCTGGTCGCTCAGTCGCGCGATGAACCGCTCGGCCGACTCGGGGAACAGGACCATGCGAAACAGCGAGTGGATGATCTCCCGCTGGTCATCGGCGTTGGACTCCTCACCGGTCAGCCGCTCGACCTTGTCGCCGTAGTCGAGCGCGAGCTCGGCGGCGATGTCCGGCGCGGCCTCGAAGACGTCGTCGTCGACGCGAAACTTAAGTGATCGACGACCGGACGAGAAGTCCATGATCGCGTCATCCGCGCGCACGGTCGTAGTGGTAGGTTCCGTCACGCTGCCAGCGTAACCGGCGCGGAGTGGCCTCGATACTTAGTGACCTACCTCGCGGCGCGAAGGGCGTTGCGCAGGAAGTGCGTTCCGCGCTGACCACTCGAGCTGGCGACGATGACCTGACCGCCTCGTCCTCGGAACGCGAGCGCACCGCCTCGGCGACGCGGCGTGATCGGCTGGTGCTGCGGTCCGTAGATGCCGGTTCCGTCGTGGACGAACTTAGCGTAGAAGAGGTCGCTTCCGATCTTAACGCCGGCGGCACCACCAGAGATGACGATGTGAACGTCGATCGATCGCGCGAGCTCACCTGTGCGCGAGTTGATCCGGCGGCGCGCGGCCGCCTGAACCTTGCGACCGCGCTTAATCATGTCGCGCGCGACCGGTCCGGTGGGACTGCGCAGCAGTCGGTTAAGCACGCTGCCGTGGATCTCGATCCGAACGTTGACGGCCACGGTGCTACCTCACTAGGCCGACCTGGGCGGTGAGCTCGGTGCCGACGCAGTCGCCGGCTGGTCCGACGGTCTCCTGCGAGCCGAGGACGTAGTCGATGATCTGGTCCGACTCGCGCAGCTCGCACAGCGTCGACACGACCTCGGTAAGCGTCACGTACGCGTCGGAGATGAGGATCCTCGCCGCCTCGTCCAGCTCGGGGCACGGAACGCTGAGCGCGTTGCCGTTGGGCATCGGCGCGCAGCGGATCACCTGGATGCGCAGTTCACCGACGAGCCACGGTAGGTCGCACGGCGTGGTGCGAACCGAGTTGGCACCGAACGCGGCGGACGACTCGGGAAAGTCGTCCGTAAGCGACCAGCCGCGCACGGACACGGCGAGCAGTCCGCAGTTGCAGCCATCCCAGGCGATGTCACCGGGTACGACGCACGCGCGCTCGACCGCCCCACCAGCGCTGTCGGCAAGCACGGCGGCGACATTCGTGACTAGGACGTTGGCGACCTCGTAGAAGCCGGCGGGTCCTCGGTACTGCGCCACTACGATCCCGCCCTTCGGTGCGGTGGCTGGTCGACGCTGTACACACCAGAGCGACGCCTAAGGTGACTTGGGTTCCAGGTGGCGACGAACTGGTCGACCAGATAGAGACCGGTCAGTCCCTCGCGCAGGAGCTCCTGGATGTTCGGGAACTGGATGGTAACGCCCTGTCGGACCAGCTGCGTCACGTTGCGCGGCAGGCGGCAGTCCTCGCCGTTTCGCGCGCGGATCAGCTCGCACGCCAGCTCGCCGACGGCCCACGCGCCGCCGGCGGGTACCTCGAGCCCGTAGCGCGCCGTCACCGACCACGTGTTCGGTTCGGTGTCCGGCAGGTTGAGGTCGTTGCACGTCGGCCACTCGTCGTTCAACAGCACTAGGAGTCGATTGTCGTCGAGCCGGTAGTCGCTGCCGGTCACGACGACGCCGTCGATCTTAACCTGGACGACCTCGTGAACCGGCGCGGGAAGTAGGATTTCCGAGATCGACGAGCACGAGCAGCCTCGCGTGCAGCGTCCGCAGACGACGTTGAACCACTGCCCGCTGATCAGCGCGGGACTGACCCAGCTGTTGCCGGCCCACTCGCTGAAGCCACCGCTGGGCCAGGGGAAGTCGGCGCACTCGCGGCGGCACGGCCGCAGCGTCACCTCGCAGAGACCGAACTGCCGGCCGCTCAGCGCCCAGATCACCTCGGTCGCCAGCTCAACGGCCTGGGCGGTGACAGTGGGCGACTCGCAGCTGACGTCGCAGATCCACGTCACATCCCAGCTCTCACACGGACCACCGAGCGTCACGAGTCACCTCCCGTGGCTAGCGTACGCGACTACACAGTTGGTGGGACTCCGACCGGCAGGCAGACGTGCCACGTGATCATAATGGACGCGTACTGCACGGTGCCGTCGTTGACGTAGAACAGCGCGGCGTGCTCACCGGGGGCGTCGAACTCTACTCCCGTCCAGGCGTGCGTCACCGTACCGGTGACCGCGTCCGTGACGGTAGCGGTGGCGGTGATCGGGTTGACGAACTGCCCCTGGATCAACTCCGCCCACTGGAACGTCGCGGTCGTAAACCCGGTCAGGTTGATGGGCACCCCGTCTGCGTCTAGGAACTGGTAGTCCAGCGGCGGCGGTACCTCACCGACGACGAACGAACCCAGCTCGACAGTCGGACGCGTTGTGTGCACTAGATCGACTCCCTCGGTTCGCGACCGCTAGCGTGCGTGGTCGGTTCGCGACCTGACGTGTGCAGTCGAGTCGACGGTAGCGGACCCTGCAGGGTGACCGTCGCGGTGAGTGGGCCCAGCGCGGCGGTAACGACTCCAGCTACCGCGCGCTGACCGACGACGGTGGCCGCGACGACGCCCAGCGCGGCGGGCGCCGTTCCTCCTACCGCGCGCGTGCCGACGACCGTCGCCGTCGTCGCACCGAGGGTCGCCGTCGCCGTCCCCTGGACGTTAGGAGTTCCGGCGGCGGTCGCGGTCAGACTGCCTAGGTCCGTCGCGACGGTTCCGGTGACGTTGACGGCACCGCTGACCGGCGTGCCGGCGATGGCCGCGACCTCGCCGGCCGTCAGGGCGTGACTGTAGATGCGGAGGTTGTCGATCGACGGCCCTGTGCTGGACCACTCGGCGAGGTTGATGCGCTCGGCACCTAGCATGAGCTGCTGACCAGCTACCCACCCCGACGGTACGCCGGACGAGATCACCGCACCGTCCCAGTACGCGGCGAGAACGGCCGTCGAGCGCACGTAGGTGAGGCAGACGTTGTGCCACGTTCCAGCTTCCGACGTACCGAACGTGAGCGCTCCAGCGGCGGCTGTGTCCGATTGGCGACGTGCGCGCGACTGCATCGTGACGCCGTCCAGCGCGAGGACGCCCCAGATCCCGGAACTTAGGCCGTCGTCCTCCCAGCGGATCACCCACACGGATCGACCGGTGCCGAGTACGTCCAGCATGACGGTTCGGTCGTCGGTCTCCGACGCCGCGAGTACCGACGCCGGTAGGACGGGCATCGCCGCGCCGGTCTTACCAAGCGCGTTGCCGGGGTTGCCACCGGCTACCTGCGCGCCCGCTGAGCCGGTGAGGTCGAGGTCGCGACCGTTGCCGGAGAGGTCGAGAACCGTGGTGCCCGAGCCGTCGAACGCGGCGGCAAACTCAAGTGCCACGGCCCTACCTAGGATGCGAGCGTCAGTGATACGTCGATGTCGCCGATTGGAATGGTGAACGTGTCACCGGCTACGACCGCGTTGGCGGTCACGAGACCGCTGAAGCCGAAGACCCCGGCGGTGACGAGCGTCCAGAACGTGATGTGCGTGTAGTCCTCGGTACCGGCGACGTTCGTCCACTGCACCTGCGCGCTGTTCGACACGAGGCCGACCGCCGCCGACCCCCACGTTACCTGCAGCCGCGTGGTGTTGGTGGCGACGTTCGCCGTGCCATTAGCCCCTGGGTTGCCGACGTGCAGCTGCGCCCAGGGGTACGTTGCGACGAGCGTCGTCAGCGCGGCGTTGCCAGCCGTCGCCGACCAGCTAGTGGCCATCAGCTACCTCACGTCAGTGTGGTGGGACCACACGCTGGTGTCGGCGGCGGCGTGGTGGTGATGTTCCACGCCCAGTGCTCGGTGTCCTGGATCGTGGTTCCCACCGGTAGCCACGTCGCGGTACCGGGACCGTTACCCCACGTGGTCGACGCCGGGAACGTCTCGGCGATGAACTGAAGTGTGGACCGCGCGTTCTCGATCGTGTACGAGCCTACCTGCGTGTTACCGACGTGCGGCCACGCGTTGTAGATGTACCGCTGGACGCCGGACGGGTCGCACGCGCCGGAACCGGCGACGCGCTGCCAGACCTCCATCGAGAACTTGTTGTCCGGCTCACCCTCGGACAGCGCCCAGCCGGTACCGGTAACGGCCGGCGACGCCGTGTCCAGCAGGCGCGCGCTCATGACGTACGCCGCCAGCACCGGGTCGACCTCGCACCAGTCGACGGTCAGCGCGAACCGCTTGAGCGACGGCTTGTCCTTCTGGTTGACGCAGAGCTCGCCGTCCGCGTTGCGCTCGACGAACTCCTCACCGTCCTCGTAGTCCGGCTCGGACACGACCTGGACGAAGCCCTTGGTGACGATCGTCAGACCGGCGGCACCGGTCACCGGCACGCCGCAGTCGTCAACCTTGACGATGCGCAGGTGCGATCCCTTGATGGGGGCCGCGCAGATGGCCATAACTCAACTCCCTGTCAAGGTTAGCTAGGAACGCCTAGCTCGATCTGCACCGCGTGGAGGCAGCAGTCGAAGCCGAGGACGTAGGTTCGCTCTGCGATCATCTCGATCGTGTTGTTGCTGCGGTCGACCGTGGACGAGAACGGGTTGACCTGGACGTCGGACCGGTACATGAAGACCGGACCGGTGGCGTACAGCCACGTGGTGGTCGTGCCGGGGTCGACGCCATTGGGTCCGCTGCCAGGGTACCCCGCACCGACCGCGACCAGGTTGCCGGCGAGCGTCTCCAGCTGCCGACCAAACTGCCCAGAGTCGACGCTGCGACCGCCGACGGGACGCACGAGCTGGTTCGCGTCGAGCGTGGGCAGCGCCTCGAGGGGTACGTGAATGACGCCGCGTCCGCCGTAGCAGTCCGCGAGCGCCTGCTCGAGCCGGCCGAGTCCGGTCGCGACGTCCACCGCCGTGCCGGTAACCGCCGTCGACGTGGTCGGCTGCAGGATGACGCCGTCGTTGTCGACGATCTGGGCGGTAGCGGCCAGGTGGGGGAACGCGAGCATCCTACCGTTGACGAGACCGGTCCAGAGGGTTCGCTCGACCTGCCACTCCTCGACCTGCGCCAACGCGGCGGTGGCGATCCGCTGCGCCTCCGCGTTACCAACCGGCGAGCAGTCGAACTTGGTGTACGCGGTAAACGGCGTCGCACCACGCAGGACGTGGTTGACGTTGGCGGTCTTCGTGGACGGCTCGGGAATCGCACCCTCGGGCGCACCGGTCGTGGCGATGCACTCGTCGTACGTGGTCGCCCCCATGCCGCTGGGACAGTAGGACGACCACGTGACGCCGTTCTGCCAGTGCGCGTCGCGCGGTGGCGGCGTCTGAACGACGCTCAGCAGCCCGAAGCGAGACGAGGTGAACGTAGGAGAGTCTACGACCTGTCGTGGCCTAACCACCTACGTCACCTCCGTCGCATCGGGCTGCCTCTGAGCGTCGCGTCTTACAGGTTGCAGCCGCTGGTGGAGGCCAGCTGCGCGCCGGTCTTGCCGTTGACGCAGAAGTTGATCGTGTACCGTCGCGACTCGTGGCCGACGCGCGCGATGAGGTGGCACTCCTCGGACCAGGCCGCCGTGTGGTCGTTGTTCGCGTTCAGCGTGCTGTCGCGAACGACGCCCAGGTCGAGCTGGAGGCCGTTGCCCTTGATGAACGTGCCCGCCGCGTACAGCATGAAGATCGCGGACGTCGGCCAGGACGTCATGGCGGTGGCGTTACCGAACTGACCGGCACCGCGCACCTGCCAGTCGTTGACCCACTGCACGCGGACGTTGAGAGCCGCGAAGTGCGCGTTGATCTCACTGTCTGGGATCTGCCGAACCTCGACGCCGTTGCGCCAGGCCAGGTCCGCCTTGATGGTCTCCTTGACCCAGAACGGGGCGACGACCTCGAGCACGTCGTCCTGGCACATGCCGTAGCGCGCGCGGTAGTCGGTCGCAGCCAGCGAGAGACCGCCGTAGATCTGCTGGTACACGGGCTGACCGGTCACCGCGAAGCCGCCGGTGTCGATCGACGCGGTGGACTTGGCCGCCATGAGGGCGATCAGTCGACCGTTCATGGCGTGCGCGTGCGCCGACATGATGAGCTGCAGGAAGTTGCGCGTGGCCTCGGGGTACGCGTCGTCGGTCAGGTTACCGGCGGTGACGCAGACACCGTAGCACTCGAGGCGCTCCTCGCTGAACGTCGGGCAAGGAACCCGGATGCACGGCTTGTCGGGAACGCCGGTGACCGACGCGATGTCGTCCGCCTCGGACCAGAGCCACGGGATGGTCGCGTTACTGAACGCGACGCTGAAGCCACCGAACGCCTGGTTGGTCGTTCCGAAGACGTTAGCGAGGGACGGCGAGACCGGGAACTGAATGCCGCCGCGCGACACACCGAACGTCGGCAGGTCGATCAGGCCGTCCTCGCACGCGATGTTGAAGAAGTCGTAGCGGATCTCGGAGGGCGCGCACCAGCCGCCGGCCGCGACGAGCGCGTCCTTCTTGTCAGGCGAGGTGAGGTGCTTGAAGAGCTCCTCGATCTGACTCGGCGAGGTGCGGTCGTCGACGGTGTGCTCGAACTCGTTGCGCACCGACGCCACCAGCTGGTAGTTAGGAGCGTCGCTGGTGACAGGCATGGACTTGGCCTTGCGTGTGAAGATGTCGACCATGCGGTCGATGCTGTCCACACCGTCGCCTCGTGCCACGCCAGGAATGTCGACGCTCGCGGTAACCGCGAGCTTGGCCGGTGGGGCCTCGCTGCCGACCGGCGCGAACCGACGCGCGTCGTTCAGCGTGGCGCGCTCGGTGGCCTGCGACAGCGCGCGACCGGCGACGCGGTCGCCGAGCACGTTGACCAGCGCCGTGGTGGCGCCTCGCGCGGCGGCGGCGGCGATGGCCTCCACGTCGACCGGCGCGGGGGTGCCCGCCGGAGCGGTACCGCCGTCGGAACCACCGTCGGCACCGTGAACGCGGGCCTTCAGGTTCGCCTGATCCTTGAGAAGCTTAACGCGGTTGGCCTCCGCGACCTGGGCGGAGCGCGCGTTGCGCGCGGCTACCTCGGCACGAACCCGGTCGATGTCGTCGGCGAGCCGCAGACCGTAGGTGATCGTGTCAGAAGTGACGTCGTCGAGCGCGTTGATACGATCGAACTCTGCGACCGCCTGGTTACCGTAGGTCTCGAGCTCAGCGTCACTAACGAGCGTAAGATCCTGCGGGACGTTCACAAGCTCCTCGGGCTTGTCGCCCATACTTGCCTCCTCGTGAAGAGCGTGCGGGCATCCGCGCGCTTACTACTCGCTGCCGCAGCGTATCAGGTTATCTTTACTCCGATGGAAGCGACGGCGGTGGTGCGACACTTGCAGTGACCGCCGCCGGTGGGGGAGGTGGCGGCGGAGGCGGTGCCACCTGCTCTGGTGTCAGTACCGGGCGTCGACGCTTACGGCAGTTGCACATGTTTACACTCCCTCCGTCTCGTGAACGGACCGGTGGACCCGGGTCGTTAGGATGTTCATAACGCGGCGCATGGCCAGCTGGTTCAGCTCGTCCTCGGACCGCTCGGCTACGCGAAGTCCAGGACCGAACGACGTGACCCCGGCCGCCACCAGCGCGGTAGGCGACCCGGAGGCGACGCGGGCGCGGGGCGGCGTGATCGGGAAGCCCGGAACGTTGACCGCGAGAAGTCCTACCAGCCGCAGCGAGCCGCCGATGCGTCGCCAGTCGCCGGACAGTCGACCGGACGCGCGCAGCTCGTGAACGCGCGACGCGGCGACGCTGGCGCGGACCGCACCAGCCACCCAGATGCCGAACCGGTCGTTGCCCACGGCGACGTCGGCGACGGCCGCGCCCGTGTTGTCGTAGTGCTCGGCGGCGTGCGACGCACGGTAGCTCAGCGGCGCGTGACCCGTACCGACCGTGACCTGGCCGACCGGGACGCGCGAGCCGTCCGCGCAGACGACCTCACCGGTCATGAAGTACGGGTGCGCCTCCTCGCGCGGCAGCGTGATGCACTCGTTCTGGTGACCGATGTGGCACTCACCCCACTGCGCGGCGTGACCGTAGACGCGGCCCTCGTCGGTGACCGTGATGCCGGTGGGAACCGAGAAGCCCGGGTTGCTGAACCACTCGCGGTTCGGTCGCCAGTCGTCGAGCGTGATCGCGGCAACCACGGCGTCGGCGTCGAGCGGAGGTGGCTCCTGGCCGGCGTCGCGCAGGTGACCGGCTAGGTGCGCGTAGATCGCGGCGCGGTCGTTCTCGTCGGCTACCGTGTCCCAGTCGCGGAGCGCCTTGATAGCGGACGCGCACGCGGTGAGGTTGGCTGGACCGACGTCACCACTGTCGAGAACCTCGTGGTGCATGTACGCGCACGTGGTCTTCGCGACGCGACCGGCGGTCGGCTCGCTGACCCACGCGAACGCGGCGCGCGCGGTCTCCAGCGGTACGATGTTCGGCAGTCGCCGGTACGCGCTGTGGTCCCACGCGCCGTCGGACGTCGGGGTGCGGTGCGCGAGGACGACGGCCGGGGAGGTCGTGGTCGCGGACGCGCCGGCTACGAGCGCCTGATTGGCGTCGTCGAGGGCACCCAGCTGGATGCGCGCCTCGACGAACGCGGGAATGTCGCAGAGCGTCGCGGCGCGAACACGACCGCCGTGGTAGATCATCTTGTCGGGGCGGCCGAACAGGAGCGCCAGTGGGTCGTCCTCGGTAGGTCCGTCCGCGTCCTCGGCCCAGACGAACTCGACGTCCGCGTCCTGGATGTCGTCGGCGTCGATCGAGATCCCGCCGGCGAAGTTGTCCTTCATGCGCCGCGCGATCTCGAAGCCGTCAATCGACTCGATGTCGAACATGCCGCGTCCCATGACCTGGTTGCCGACGCGCCAGACCTCGTCGATGCGACCCACGGATACCGTGACGTCGTGATCACCGCCGTGCGAGCCCTCCTTCTGCCAGCGAAGAAGAGCGTTGTCGGCCCAGGACAGCGCGTCGGGCGCGAACTCGCGACCGTCGCCGGTCGGGACGCCCTCAACCACCAGGACGCCGAACCAGGCGGCGCGCGCCGTGTACTCGTCCTCCGAGACGCAGTCGCCGTTGGGAAGCTTACGGTGACCGTCGGGACACCCAGTGTCGTCGGTCGGCGGTGGAGGCTTCGGCTTGCCGGCCGCGAGAACCAGCTCGGGAGCGTGCGCTACGTCGGTGACCGCAGCGGCGCTCGGCTCGGAC